GCAATTTTCGCAACTCTTTGAAATCCAATACATGAACATCAAAGAGTTGCGTGATCGAGGTACGCTCCCGACCGAAGACGGGGAGGGGTCGAAAATCCTTCGGACCCTGCGAAAAGCAATCGCGCCCCAAGTCTTCTGTACGCGCGTGCAGAATCGAAGGAAACGGAAAACCATAAAAAACAGCAGTTCTTAGGATAAATAGATGATGAATTATTACGATATCGAATACTATAAATTCTTCCATGCCGCTACTTTCCCGTCGGAAGTGTTCATGGATTTGTCCCCGCCGTAAACTACCGTTTTGTGCGAGGCACCCGCACCGGAGAGCTTACTCCAATAGTTTAGTCCTTTGAAATACTCTTTCGAGAATGTCGCACCCGACTTTATCTCGTAGGCCTGCATCTCTTCACCCATACCGTGCAGGAGGTCTACCTCATTGCCGGTAGAGTCGTGCCAGAATGAAAGGTTCGGTTCGATGCCCCGATTCAGGTCGCGCTTGATGAATTCGTTGATAACCAAATTTTCGAACAAACCGCCGCGCAGGTAATGCGTTTCGAGTTGCTCGGCACTCTTTATTTCCAGTAGCGAGCAGGCAAGTCCGGTATCGTAGAAATACAATTTGGGAGATTTCACCAGCCGTTTGGAGAAGTTGCGATGATCGGGACGCAGGAAATGTATGATGTAGCAGGCCTCCAAGATGGAGAGCCAGGAATCGACAGTAGGAGCCGACACGCCGCACTCCACAGCCAGCGAGTTCTTGTTGAGCAACTGACCGATGCGTCCTGCGCACAACTTGATGAGCTTCGTAAATTTAGCGAGGTCGCCTATATTCTTCAAGTTACGGATATCGCGTTCGACATAGGTTCGGATATAGTTGGGATAGTAGTCTGTAGGTGCGATATCGTAGTCGTACAGGCGCGGATAACTTCCTTTGAATATCTCGTCGTTGGCTGTTTCGGGCAAGATTCCGGCATCTTTCATCTCTTGATGGGATAAGGGCAACAGCGTGAGGATGCCCACTCGTCCGGCCAATGATTGGTCTACGGCATCCGAAAGAGCGAGATTTTGCGAACCGGTCAAAATATACATTCCTGTTTTGTGCTGCTTGTCGGTGTGGGTTTGCAGGTAGGAGAGCAGCGACGGAACGCGTTGCACTTCATCGATGATCGTTCGGTCGGGATAAGTAGCGATAAATCCGCGAGGGTCTTCGGTAGCAAATGCACGATTGTCCAAATCCTCCAAGGATACTCGTTTGTAGTTGGGAAATGCCATCTCAGCCAACGTGGATTTACCCGATTGACGAGGACCGAGAATAGCGACAAAAGGATATTTCGTCGCCAAAAAACAAAGTTTCGATTGCAGTGTACGCTCTATCATGATGCCGAGGTTTTTTGCAAATATAAAATTAGATTTTATTTTTTACAAATTTTCTGCCGAAATTATGAAAGGTCGCAAGAAAATACCTGATGAATTGAAATCCTTACGGGGTACGGACCAGCCGTGCCGGATGACCGGTAACGCTGTTCCTGCCGGAACCGCCGTCGCGACATTGCCGCGCTCCGGTCTGAAAGGTACGGCGAAGAAGGTGTTCGAGGTCGTGGCGACGGAGTTGATCCACAAATGCCTGCTCGATGTCGTCGGTGCGGATCTGGTCGTCGCCTATGCTCGCGAAATGGGGCTGTACCACGATATGATGCGCGAAACCGAAAAAGAGGGATACACCATCGAAGTGGTGACGAAACACGGTACGGCGACGGTCGTCAACCCCAAGCGCAAGGTTGCGGAATCGGCGCTCGCCAATGCCAAGGCACTGGCTGCCGAGTTCGGATTGACGCCTGCCAGTCGCAGCCGCGTGGCGGCTTTGCTTTCGGATAATACGCCGAAAGACGATTTCGCCGAGTTCGAGGAGATAAAGTAGATATCGCAATATGGCTGCTGTCAAAAAATATCCCGCCGAATTTTATGCCGAGCAGGTACGCTCCGGCGCTATTCTCGTCTGCGAGTATGTCCGCCTTGCCGTCGAGCGTTACTATGCCGACCTCGACCGTGCGCTCGACGAAGGTCGGTATTTCGATAAGAAAGCCGCAATGCGCGCTATTCACTTTATCGAGAAACTCAAACATACCAAGGGCGAGTGGGCAGGACAGCGGTTCCGACTGGAGCCGTGGCAGCAATTCGTATTGTGGAATATCTTCGGGTGGAAGAATGCCGACGGCACGCGCCGCTTTCGATACGCTTATATCGAGATCGCACGCAAGAACGGCAAAACCGCACTGTCTGCCGGCATCGGGCTGTATATGCTTTTCGCCGACGGCGAGAGCCGCCCGGAGGTCTACTCGGCCGCGACGGTCAAGGATCAGGCGAAGATATGCTTTTCGGATGCGGTGGAGATCGTCAAGGCGACCGACCTGAAAAACTACCTTACGCCATACCGAAATTCGATCGTCTATGAACTCAAAGGCGGTACGATGAAACCTCTCTCGTCCGATTACGGCACGCACGACGGTCTGAACCCGAGTTGCGGCATTATCGACGAGTTCCACGCCCACAAGGATAGCGGAATGTTCGACGTCATCAAGTCGGCTTTCGGCGCACGGCGGCAGCCGCTGATGTTCGTCATCACGACGGCGGGCTTCAATAAGTCGGGAGCCTGCTATGCCTATCGGGAGAATGTCATCAAAGTGCTGCGCGGTGTAAACGAGGACGATTCGTTGTTCGGCATCATCTATACGCTCGACGATAAATCGGAGTGGGACGACCCGAAGATGTGGATCAAGGCCAATCCCAACCTCGGCGTGAGTTTGAGTGCCGACTACCTCGCCGACCAAGTCAAGGATGCCAAAAACCGCCCCGAAGCCGTCCGCAACGTGATGACGAAGAACGTCGATCTATGGGTCGATGCCGAACGGACGTGGATACTCGACGACGCTTGGCAAAAGTGCATCGGCACGACCGCTCCCGCCGATTTGAAAGGATGCGCCTGTTGGGGCGGATTGGACCTCTCGAACGTATCGGACATTACGGCCTACGTGCTGCTCTTCCACGAGAACGACCGTTTCCAGTTGCTGCCGCACTTTTGGATTCCCGAAGAGAAGATGCGGGAGAAGATCCGCAAAGAGAATATCAACTACGATAAGTGGGTGGCAGAGGGCTATGTAACCGTTACGCCGGGCAATGTCATCGACTACGACTTCGTCAAGGCGGATATCCTGCGTATCGTGGCAGATTATGATCTGCGGACATCGGCTTACGACCGCTGGAACTCTTCGCAGACGATCATCGACTTGCAGAACGAGGGGATGGAGTGCAATCCTTTCGGTCAGGGCTACGGCTCGATGTCGGCGCCGACCAAGGAGTTCGAGAAACTGGTTCTGACTGGGAAAATCGAACACTTCGGCAATCCGGTCTTGCGGTGGATGCTCGCATCGACGCTTGTCAAGACCGATCCTGCAGGCAATATCAAACCCGACAAGGAGAAATCGACGCAGAAGATCGACGGCATCGTCGCGGCGATTATGGCACTCGGAGAGTGGATGACCGCACAGGCCAACGACGAACGCAACCCGTATGAGAACAGAGGATTATTGACCTTATAACACGATACAATTATGAGCAGCAGAAAAATGAACATTTGCGATGAGCGAGAGCAGAGGCGGCTCGCAGACTATGCCGAGCGTAGCAAATGTGCGTCGAAGATGAACCGAAAGCAATATAAACGTTATCATTCGCCGGTGATTACGGCCGAGCGCGAGAAAGTCGAAGCTGAACTGTCGGCGATGAATCCGCTCGAACCCGAAGTGCGGCATTTTCTCTCGTTCGAGGGCTTCGCGGAACTCTACCTCCGTATGCGCGACCTCTATCCGACGCAGTTAGAGGCTTACGAACGGTTGGAGGATTTCTACATCACTATCACCGGCAAGCGCAGATACTCCGAATTCAGTTCATTCAGGAGGGTGTTGAATAGGTTATTACACAAGACTTAAATTTGGATATTCAGAATTTTGTAGTATATTTACATTCTAATTTTCTTAATTGGCATGGATTGGTACGAGAATTTACCCAAAAGTTGCCCTCCAAAAGACGCAAAGGAGCCTTCTGGTGGTTCGTACTATCGTATCCTCAATTCTGAACATCCTTCCAATACTGATTTTTTATCATATAGGGCTTTAGATCCCAATAAACGGTTTGCTGTCAGTGAATGCCAAGCTATGGCTATATCTTTGTTTACAGATATTGCGAGTTGCCAAGCGATAGCCAAACTTCCAAAATTCAAAGGAAAAGATCTACATATTGGAGAATTAACATTAACTAAATCAGACGGATTAATAGCGCATACGCCAAATAAAAATTCAACCAACCATTATTCATGGTGGCGCTCGAAATGTTTTGACATAAAATCAGTAAGACTGGTAAATGAATAAAGCAATATACATAGATCAAATTTTACTGTATTACGATACAATACAGTTATTTGTAGGTTTGGATGCTGTCCAAACTCGTTATCTATGTATGTTATATGCAGATAATGATCAAGATAAGTATTTGGCAATACGAACTTCTACGAATAAACTTGCCTCATTATTTTCTGGCCAGATTGATTTACGTTCATTATACTTAAATCCTGAAATATCTAACGAATATTATTCTTTGACCATAGTTAAAGAACAAGAATTTGAGATCATTGATAAATTTGAGAATGTGGAAGAGTACATGCTTCCAGAAGAAGATGCATTTGTGATTCCACAATCAGGATATGCAGATATAATACAAGAACGTATTAATTGTCGGAAACCCATTATTCATTTAGGGTTTATTGATGCTAATAACTCACATGATATAAAAGCAAGTATACTATCCCCCTTAATAGCAAGTTACCAAGAGTTTGTCATTAACACCCATAAAAAAATATCTAATACGCCTGAAAGCCGTCAAATCAATCCGGAATTATATATTTTTAATACTTCGGCAGCCTCTTTTAACTTACATATGTATATTCAAGATAATCTCGACTTATTTGGCGGGTCAAATATGGATCATACATTAAATTATATTGATGAAATACTTAATTTTAAAGATGAACAATCTTTGACTAATCACCTAAATGATATAAAAGGGTACGCTATTACACACTATAAACGATTTATAAAAGGCTTAATAGATAATAATATTAGTATTAAAACAGCTTGGACTACTTCCGATATTGATAATCCTGTTGCGCATAATCATGTTTCAACTGAAAAATTGCAACAGGCGTATAATGTTATTCAGCAATCTATAGAGTTAGAAAAAGAGACACAAGAACTCACAGGCTATTTCTTGAAAGTAGACAGTACAAATGGTGATTGGAAATTATATGATGAAATTAATGAACAACTTTATAAAGGAAAGTGTTTAGATCCAGGTATTTTGTCCGGTATTAGAATTCGATTAACATACTATAAGATATATTGCTCAAAAACTGCCGAGAAACAAAATGTTACAAACAAACTGATCGAAACTCTTTATATTGAGCAAATTGAAGAGTTAAAAAAAGATTAGGACAGTGTCTAACTAAAAACGAGAATCACTTCATTAAGTTTGCCACAAAGCAAGTTTGATGAAGTGGTTTTCATTTTTGCATAGAGATGAGCGGCGCGACATTTCATCGGCCGAGTTCGAGGCGGCGGTGAATAAAGTCATTACCGCCGACACGGTCGTCGATGCCACGCGCCAGCCGTATATCACCGAGGAGGGCGCACTGAACCTTACAGCGGTTTGGGCTTGCGTGCGAATCCTCTCCGAGACGGTCGGAACGCTCCCTTTGCACCTCTATCGCCGTACTGCTCGCGGTCGTGAACGGCAGTACGACCACCTATGCCACCGACTCGTGCAAGCCCCCAACTCCTATTCCACACGTTTCGACCTGATGCATCACCTGATGGTTTCGTGCGCTCTGTGGGGCAACGGCTATGCCCGCATCTTTCGGGATAAACGCTATCGTCCCGCTCGGCTGAAGTTCATCCATCCTGCCCGTATCGAGCCGATCCTTACCGACAACGACGAACTTTTCTACCGATCGGACACGGGCGAACTGCTCCCGAACGAAAACGTCATCCACCTGCGCGGGCTCTCGACCAACGGCTACAAGGGTAAAAGTCCGATCGCCGTCCATCGCGACAACCTCGCACTCTCCGTCTCTGCGCAACTCTACGGCAAACGGTTCTTCGATCAGGGCGGCAATATGTCGGGCGTCTTCAAATATCCCTCGACACTCAAGCCCGAAGCCTACCAGCGTCTCAAAAAAGACCTCATCGCTCAATCGGTCGGTTTGCACAACGCCCACGTCCCGCTGCTGTTGGAGGGCGGTATGACCTACGAACGTATCTCCATTCCTCCCGAAGATGCCCAGTTCATCGCTACGCGCAAGTTCCAAAAGACCGAGATCGCCACTATCTACGGTATCCCGCCGCATATGATCGCCGACTTGGAGCGTGCCACGAACAATAACATCGAGCATCAGGGTATGGAGTTCGTGCAGTATTGCCTGATGCCGTACCTCGTCCGCATCGAGGAGGAGTTCAACCGCAAACTGCTACGCGAGGACGAGTTCGGGGAGTGTTACTTCCTCTTCGGTCTGAACGGACTGCTGCGCGGCGATGCCAAGACCCGCTCGGAATACTACAAGAATATGAATATCGTCGGCGCGATGTCTGCCAACGAGATCCGCTCCCTCGAAGATATGAACTCCTACGATGGCGGCGACGAATACTTCGTACAAATGAACATGCAGTCGGTAACGGCTGCCGTAAAACCTGAAACGAATGGAACCGAATAATGAAATAGAGATCCGGAGCCTTATCGGCGATCTGCATATCGAGAGCCGCGAAGCGGGAACCGTCAGCCGAACGATCGTCGGTTATGCCGCGAAGTTCGAGAGTTGGAGCGAGCCTATTATGGGGTGGTTCCGGGAGAAGATCGCACGGGGAGCGTTCGACGGGTGCGATCTGTCGGACGTCATCATGTGTTTCAACCACAACACCGATTCGATCCTCGCACGCACGACGAGCGGTACGCTGCGATTGGAGGTGGACGACGTAGGTCTGCGCTTCGCGTTCGAGGCTCCGAATACGACTTTAGGGAGCGATATGCTGGAGCTGGTACGCCGGGGCGACGTCTCGAAATGTTCGTTCCGCTTCGGCGTCGAGCAGGACGAGTGGCAGTATGTCGACGAGCAAAACTGTCTCGTGATGGACGAGCGGACGATACTCCGGTTCTCGCGTGTGGTAGATGTGTCGCTCGTGGTATTTCCTGCCTATCCCGAAACCGAAGCCTCGGTGCGGTATCTCGAAGAGCGGAAAGCCGAGTATTTGCGCTCGTTACAGGATGGCGCTCTGGTA